CGTCCTGGTTGGCGATCGTGGACTTCTCGCTGTCCGAGAGGCCCCAGAGCGGTTGGAACTCAAACCCGAAGTCGTCTTCCGGGGGGCGCCCGAGTTCTGATCGGTACAGCACATCCAACATCGTACCGCAGGGGCGGCGCAACTGCCGCTCTTGTCGGAGCTTGATGTTGTCGTAATAGCTGCGGAGGTCAGTCTCACCGGTCGAGAAGCCCGCAGGGCTCATACCGAAGAGTTTGACGACCGGGGTGCTGATGGCGCCAGCAATCTGCTGCGACATCTGGATAATCATGTCTGAGAGACCACCGAAGTTGTAGCTGGTCGTCTGGAAATCGTCTTCGGCGTCCAGCAGCGTCAGACCTTCCATGGTCTGATACTTGCGGATTAGATCGAGCTGAGCGATCTGGGCTTCGTAAGCCTTGCCGCCCGTGGCGATGCTGTTGCGCAGGTTCTTGATCTTCAGCGTGCGCAAATGCGCGCGGAAGACCATCTGCGCAGCGCCGAGCGTAACGCTATCGAACGCGACGAGCCTGTCGTAAATCGGCTCTAGGACCGACATACCCCAGCCCATCTCGTACTGGCGCTGGAAGTACGGGAGGTCGTCGCCTTCAAACCGTACGATACGCGACCAGTGGATGTCACCGCCGGGGAGGCTTCGGTCACTGACGACGATGCGATAATACTCGGGCTTGCCGAGGTCGGGACCGAGCTCGCTAACGAAGTTCGTGGTCGATGGCATCAGCAGCCACCGGTCCATAACGAGCAGACCCTTGAACGAGTCCTTGCCGACCGTCTCCAGGCGGAGCGGGGTGTTGAGTTGCTGCCCGTCGATTAGCATGACGGCAATCGCGCCGCCGTACAGCCGACCCCAGCGCGCCGCCTGCGCCATGCTGCCCCAGATGTTGAGGCGGCGCATGGCGTTCTGCAGCACATCGACGTCCTCGGGCGGCATCGAGCCCTTGAACTCGATACCCGCACGGGTCATGTCGTCGGCGATGGTCGAGACCGCAGCACGCACGATCCAGCTGGATCGGTACATGTTGTCGAGCTCTTGCCGGGCGCGGGTGATCGGGACGTACCCGTACCCGCCCTGGCTCATCTGATTATCGGTACCGAGACCGATACGTGCCGCAAAGTTCTGGTAGCCATCACGGACCCGAACAGAGCCTATCCGTGCTCCGCTCACTGGGTCCGTCATGTTTAATCCAAAAGCTTCGCCAGCATCGCCGGGTCGTAATCCGATTGCCCCGCCATGAGCTCAGTGAGAGCCCACACAAGCGCGTCCACGCGGTCCGGGGAGCCTTTGCCAAGATAGCCCGTGCGATTCATCGAGCACATCTGGTCTTCTAGGTCGGCGAGAGCGCCGAAATGCCTGCATCGACCCTGTTCGTAGAGGGCAGCAATGGGCTCAGCCCGTACCACCTTACCACGAGAGGCCGTGACGTCTTTGTAATTGATGTCGCGCTGGATGGTGCGGATGGTATACTCCACCATCGCGCCGCCGAAGTTGCGCTCGCCGACAACGACGTCGGCGTTGTGCTTGCCGAACATATTGCAAACGATGCGCGCCCAGCCCGACGGACCGAGATCGCAGGTCGCATCCTCGAGCACGTAGAACTTGCCGTCGACGCCCAGGCCAGCGACTATGATGCCGATGGCATCTGCAGTGTCGTCCTCCCCGGAAGAGCCGGAGGGGTCGACGCCGACTACGACGCGGGCCATGTCGGGCAGCGGCTCAGCGAGCCCCATCTGCGCGCCGATGGGATTGTCCAGCGTGCGCCGGTCGAGCATAGCGCGCGTCCAGAGCGCGCCGGGCACGTCGTCGAGGACTTCGGCCCGCAGCTCCTGGCGGCCGAGCCGGGTGCCCTCGTAACGCTCGCGCATCTGCGCGATGAACTGTGAGGCCAGGTTGGCGGCGTTGTCGTAAGTGCTGCCGCGGGTGACGACGACGTCTTTGCCTTCCCGGTCGAGCAAGCTGCGCACGAGCGGGATAGGCTTAGGCGTGGTGGTCATGAGCTGCCGGGGGTGGTCGCCCAGCCGGAGCCCAAACTGCAACATGTCCCAGGTTTCCTGGGGGTAGGACCACTTCGCGGCCTCGTCGGCCCAAGCGATTTCGTGCTCCGGACCGCGCAACTGCTCGGGGTCCTCCGCAGAGAACACCAAGGCGACGGCACCGTTCGGCCAGTGCAGCGCGCGCTCGGACTTAACGTAGCGCGGCCTGAACTCAGGCGGGTGAACCGCCAAGATGCCTGAAGGGCCTGCGACCATGACGTCGCGGCCGTCAGCCGCCGTCTCGGCTACGAGCGCCACGCGGGCAGCCCTACCCTTTGCGAGCGGAGTAGCGCCGCACACTTGCGAGCGCACCCACTCGGCGCCGAGCCGGGTCTTGCCGAAGCCGCGCCCGGCCATGGCCAGCCACGTAGACCAATTGCCGGTGGGCTCTAGCTGCTTGGGACGTGCCCAGAACTGCCAGTCCCAACGCATTGCGTTGAGCTCTTCCCGCGTCAGGCCCATCAGGAAGACCTCTCGGTCGTTCCGGGGCATCGCCGCTAGGCGCTCTGCGGGAGACTGGTTGGGCTGCATTTATGTGGCGGAGGGTGAAGGAGTCGAACCCTTGACCTTTCGGGTCACCCTGGTTTTCAAGACCAGTTCCACACCATCGCGGGGCACCCTCCGTAACTTGGCGGAGAGTGCCGGAGTCGAACCGGCTGAACCTTGCGGTTCTATCCCTTAGCAGGGGATTGCATTGCCGTCCTGCCCACTCTCCAAATCTGGACGCTCCGCAAACGTTTGAGCAGCTTTATCGGCGGGCTCAAACGTCCACAGAGCAGCATGGACTTCGCGATGACAGTTGGCGCATAACAAATCACATTTCGCTACTTCACAACGTATCTTTTCGATGCCGTACGTCATCGTAGCAACGTTAACAGTAAATAGCTTCTGCTCAGGTTCGCGGTGATGGAACTCAAGAGCAGCAGTGCATCTATTGTAGCCACACCGTTCGCAAGAACCGCCGCGAAGGGCAACAAACTCCAAAAGACGTCTGCGTCGAAGCTTACTTACAGAATCTATAATAGCTTGCTTGCGGCCGGGACTTTGATAGTAGCGCCTAGCGTCTACTTCTTTACTGCCCATTACCCTATCCGCGCAGCGTATTGGAAGCGGGCACCGGACTCGCACCGGTGATCTTCTGGTTATGAGCCAGACGAGATGGCTACTTCTCTAGCCCGCTAAACTTTGGCACCGAAGCCCAGATTCGAACTGGGACCGCACAGTTTTGGAGACCGGCAAGCTACCATTACAACACTTCGATGTGTTGTTAGGTGCGCCAGTAGAAATTGGTCAAGGTGGTTGGATTCGAACCAACGATCCCCTGCTTCCAAGGCAGGTGGGAACGGCCAGGCTTCCCTACACCCTGAAAGGTGCTGGGTCGCGGTCGGTCTGAACTCGCGCCTGACATGGTTGAATCTCGTACACAGGCGAAACGCCGTGCTTTAACGTGTATAGTCTGAAAGATCCGGTGTTTGCAAGCGGTTTTTACCACACTCAGTGATTATTTTTGCTCTCAGAGGCATTCGTGATTGCAAAATCCCCCCGCAGCTTCTCTATCTCTCTATCGTAAGCGGCCATTGCTTCGCTCTTAGTTCTAAACCAACCGAAGTTTCTACGCTGCTTCTGGTGCTGAAACGTGACGATGTAGCCACCACGGTGGGGCTGTATCCCCCGACCACCAATTCTTTTCTCTCTACGCAACTGGGGTCGATTGTAGACATTACGACCACCGCTAGCGTCGCGCAAATTCGACCACCGGTTGTCACTTTTAACCCTATTTTTGTGGTCTATCTCATCCGGGGGCCACGATCCTGTCTGTAGGTACCAGGCGAGCCTATGCGCCATGAAATACGTACGCCCGAATTTAACAGAGCAGTAGGCGTCAGCCATCTCTTCAGGAGCTTGAACAACCGAAAGACCAGTTTCCACACTGATAATGTCTCCGGTATCCGGGTCATACTTGAACTTATCTCGCATGCTGAAAGGCTCTATTAGCTTCTCTCGAGCTATGGCGGCGTCCACAGCGCGCTGCGGACGCCCGTACGTGTTTTCGCACAGCACTTTCAATTGAGAAACCAGCTTTTGCTCTGCTCGCCTGTGCGCTTGCTTCTCTTCCAGAACTCGCAGAGCTGTGTGTCGTCCCGGGAATGGTCCCAGCAGTCGGCGTTTGCCCTCTGGGAACCACTCTGCGAACCACTCCCCGTCTTCTTGGAATACGCGCGCCTGCATCCCAACCTCCTCATCTCGAGGAGTAATTTACATCGCCGCGGCCCGGGTTTGCAATGTCCCGTTCACCCGAGCTGCAGGCCCCCGTAACCGAGTTATATGATGATCGTATACAGCGGCAGCTTCTTCCAATGTCTTATACCACCCAAAGTGGCGATACTGCCTATCGTGCATGAATCTCACAATATACCCGCCTCCCTGGGGCCAGACCCCACGAGCACCGACGCGCGCCTCACGCTTCCCCGGCTTAATACAGATGGCGGCCGGCACGCCCTCCGGCAGCTTCGGTCGCCCACGAGGCTTGCGCGGTTTGGCCGGGGCACATTCCTCGACCGGGGGAGGCAGCAGCGCGAGCTTCTGGCTCAGCACGTCCTGCGCTGTATGCCGCCCGGGGAACGGCCCGAGCCTGCGCGTATGCTTGCCGTGTAAGAACTCCGCCCACCACTCGCCTTCGCGTTCGTAGATGCGGGGTTCCATGCGGCGGGCTCCTGCTGCGACGCGCGCACATACCTCGAATCCGGGGTTTACGGCAACCGCGTCAAAAATGTTCTGCTAATCCTCACTTTTCGCTTGCGCACTTCGGTTAGACGGGCTAACTTCAACTCACGAACAGAGGAACACCGCCATGCACTCCTTCAAGACCCTCGAAGCCGCCGTCGCTACCCTCACCCAGTTCGGCTACAGCTACCGGATCGCTGGTCCGAACGGCATGGGCTTCCAGAAGGGTGCAGGTCGCACCGCCCGCCTCGCCGTGCTGGCCCGCAAGGGCAACCGCTTCGTCATCCGTTACGTCTGAGGGTCGTCATGCGTACTGCCGCCACCATCAACCCGAACGCTCAGTTCATCCTGCACGCCTCGGCGCAGTTCAGCGCCACCCGGCGCTCCCCGGTCGTGCTCGGCGACTGCCTGACCGCCGACGAAGCCTTCGCGCTCATCGACGCCGACAAAGACGAAGAGTACGATGATTTCCTGCTGTGCGGGGATGACGGGCAGGTCTACATCCCCGATTTTCGCAAGCGCGCCTGGGTCGTGGCCGCACGCTAAGCACAGAAAAGCCCCCGGTTGGCGACTCAGCTCCGGGGAGCCTCGAAGATCCGGGGGCTTCTCGCGTCGGTGATGCGCGCGCATCCCAGAGGGCTTACTAATTGCCTCTGCCGACTACCGCGGCCGTCGCCGCGGGTCCTATCACGTTGCCGCCGAGACCGGGGGCTGCGCATCCTTCCAGGCGCTGAACCGCTGCATCCGATCGCGGGTGTCGCCCTGGCCGTACTTCTTGACGAGCTCCTCGACCCGCTTCCAGTTCGGCCCCTTGTGACAGGTCGCCTCCATCGCGTGGTAGGCGTTGCCGCGCAGGAACCCGTACGCGAGCTGAGCGCAGCGGGCTTCCTGTCTCACGACGTCGGTGCGATGCGTCTTCAGGCCGAAGAATACATCCGGGGGCAGCGTGCCCGCGCGGCTCGCGGCCTTTGCCCGCCACTTGACGTGCTTTGCCTTGATCTTGCGCTCGGCGCTGCGTATGAGCTGCGCTTCGGCAGCCAGCGAGACGATCTTGATTTTGAGGTAAGCGTGCATGACGTTCGGTTCCTTGGGTGTGCTGACAACAGGATCTACTGATGGCACCACAGCCCGGAGGACCCCGAGCCCGACGTTGGTTAAGAACCCTAACATGAACCTACCTCATGGCCTGTGCTCCTTGGCGCCCCCGACCGGAATCGAACCGGCGCCGCATGGGTTTAGAGCCCACCGCTCTGCCGCTGAGCTACGGGGGCGTAAGGTTAGAATGCCCTACGCGAGCTCTCGCGGCAACTCCTCGACCTGCATCCCGAAGCCACCATAGTAGCCGTTGTGCTCGTTGTGGTTGACGAGCGTTATGAAGCCGGCGTCCGTCTGGATCTCAAGAAACTGTATCTCGTGCACATCCCCGAACTCGTCTGCTTCGTCGGGTCCATCCTTGACCTGTGCGCCGACGAAGTTATGATTGACGAGCGACTGCACGTCGTCGCCGGTAGTCATGTAGCGGTGCTCGCAGCACGACTGCCCATCGTCGAAGATCTTGATGCGGGTGCCATCGCCAAAGGTGAGTATCAGGGCCTCTTCGTCTTGCAACTTCGCGTCAACGATAAGTCGCCCGGCGTACTCGCTCGGAGCGTGCTTGGAGCCCCTAGACAAGTGGTGGATCATTGCGCCTAAGCCTAACTGTGACATCTCAACTCTCCTCAGTGTCTTATCAACGCAATCATAACGGCAGCAAAGCTAAATGCGCAGGCCGGTATCGCGCACGCCGAGGGCCAATCCATCTCAACTCTCCTCAATCTCGACTGTAGATATCTACGAACCAGTCCAGATCGTCGCACTCATGTAACGGGATGACAAGGTCAATGGCAAACCCGACTATGGGTACGAGATCCGCCTCAACCTCCCGGGCGCAGTCCCCGTTGGTCATACCGACGAGATCGCGCACCGCACCGACGGCTCGGCGAGGCACCGGGTGCTCCCGCCGAATAGCCCCTGTTACCCGATCGTAGCCCGTGAAATAATGCGTGGTTTCCATCGGGGACCCCTATCGGCGGTTCATGCCGCCGATAGCACAATCTTAGACGACTGTAACCCCTGATTCTACGACGCGGTTCTGCGCGTCCGGGGGTAGCTCGTCGAACGTCACCCACTTCTTATCGCGCCAGGCCCACCAATACGTGATGTCGCCCGGCGCCAGGCGCGGGCCGACCTCGGGGAGGCCTTCGGCCGGGGGTGTAGCGTCGAACTCCGGGGGCTTCTCGGCATCCTCGGGCAACGGCACGCGCTCGGGCTGGATGATGGCCCGATTGAGCCACATGAAACCCTGCATGATATTGACGAGAGCGTTGTCGATCATGCCAGGGTCGCAGCCGGCAGCTTCCGCGGCGTCTACTGCGCGCAGGCAGCGCTCTTCAAGCTGCTTGTTGAGATTGACGGCGGCGACGCGCTCGTCAGACTGGGCTGTGTAGCCTTGAACGGGGAGGCCGTTGTGATCAGTCATCTCAGGCGCCCCACCGGCTGCGCCGCGCCCGATGCTCGCGCTCGCGCTGTTCGTCAGCGAGCTTCTGGATCTCATAGTCTGCCGCGCCATTGCTGGTGTCGGCAACTCTGCGCCCGAGGCGCTCTTTAGCCTGCTGGATAGCTTCGTTGTTGCGTATGGCGTGCCGCACCGAGGCGAACAAACCCACCCGCGTCTCCATCGGCATCTCTCAACTCTCCCAGACGTCAGATTAATATGCGATTAACGCAACATCGTCGCAACCTGCCCGAGAAATAAATTGACGACAAGGACGATACGAGGATATATATTGCTAAGCGAAAAGATTTACGGCAAAGTGAGTGTGCAGAGTTGAGAGGAGAGGGTTATGTTCAATCCGCGGTACGACGATGTGCATCTGCGGCCTTTTCAAGCTTGCGCGCTGTTCACGCTGAGACAGAGCCCGAAAGGGTTCACTGCTCGAGATTTAGCTTCCGCGATATACGGGGACTCTCCGCCGTACTCGCGTGTGGCGAGCTCCAACAACGTCCTCCGAGAGCTTGTAGCACTCAAGCTATGCAGCCTGCACTATGCCCCACGCGAGTCGCGGACAGAATCCCGCAGAGGAGCAAAGGCAGTTTCAGTCTATGCACCTACGCACTTAGGCATAGACTGGCTCCGGCATCACCCGGAAGCGAGCACTGCATTCACACCCCGGGGGCTGGGTAAACCCCGTAAACAGCGGGAAGCCCCGGCTATGGTGATGGCTATACCTGCCCCGGTCAAGATCACATCACTCAACCTCAAGCGGTACGCCCATCGCCCCCTACCGCTGCGCGTGCGCAAAGCTGCGGGGATGCCGGCCCACTTTTGGAGGTAGCTGTGCTCTGGCTCATCATATTCACGACACTCAGCACGTCCGGGGGCGGCAGCCCCGCGGTCAGCTCGACCACCGCGCACGTCGCCCAGGAGGTGACGTGCCGCACGATTGAGCGTGATTTCACGTATCAGCGCGTCGTCGGCGGCGTCACTGTCATCGGTCGCGCACGATGCTACTATGACGGACCTGACGTGGCCGTGCCGGAGAGACAGTGATGACCGCTCGCGAGCGTGACGCTCTCATCGGCTGTGCGGGGCTCGTCTCCGGTGGGCTCGTCGCAGCTTCTAGCCACGACGGCTGGGGCTGGATCCTGTTCATAACTTTCATCATGGTGGCAAACTGATGACCGAGAGCAACCCTGACCTCGACCGTCTGTGTCGCGCCGCTCAAAAGGCAGCAAATGAAACCGGTGATCTGCGCGAGATTGTGCGCGCTGTGCTGGAAGAGATGAAGACGCCGACCGAGCGCATCAATGACCACATGCTTCATCAGATGGCCTCAGTCGGGGGCGGCCTAAACAGTCGTGATGTAATGGTCACAAGCGCCGGGTACTTCGGCATCCTGGCCGCCTACCGCGGCACGTTTGACGACGAGGACTAGTCGCTTGCGTCTCTTCGGTTAGTGCGCTATATGAAGTGCAAGGAGAGCAACCATGCTGCGCTACATTCCCCGCACGATCCTGATCCCGGTCTTCGCCCTGTTCGCGTGGGCTGCCTGCGTCGGTCTCATCGGCCTGACACTCGAGGAGAACATAGCCGGGTTCTGGATATTCGTGATGCCGCTGACCGTGCTGGTGCTGGTGACGAATGCTTTGTTTGGGAGGCGGTGGTGAGGGAAAGACTGCTAGATCTGCTTCACGACGCCGGCATCGTACTCGGAGGACTAGCCGTGCTGTTCGGGGTGGAACATACCTTCGGGGCATTCTGCGCAAACCTGCTGGCCGGCTCTCTAGCCTGTTTCGCAATATGGGGATTAGCGCGCTGATGACGAACAAGCCACAGAACGTCGTGCGTCACGAGCACTTCTTCGTGCACACCCAGGAAGAGATCGACGCGGATCCATCGCTGGAGATCAAACGTTACGACGCCTGCCAGCTAGCGAACGGCGCGTTCGGGGTCTGGGGCGTGAAGAGCGATTTCTGGCTGGAGTGCGAGAGTTGGGAAGAAGCGACACATGTCGCGAACGAAGTCGCGCAGTGGGCGCGTGACCACTGGGATTAGTTTACCCGCCGCACGAGATCATCGTGGCGCTCGTGCAGCATGCGACACGCCGCGCGCCAGTCGTCTGTCATAGACCAGATGGCGCGCTCGGGTAGCAATCGGGCGATGTCCTTCCAGCTCGTGCCCATGGCGCGGAGCTCTACGACGCGGCGGACCGGGGGGCTGAGCTTGTGCACGACCTCGAGGAGCTCGACCGCAGCGTCGTCCCGCATGCGCTGCTCGTGGCGCTTGAATGCGCCGGCATTGGAGGCTCGGTTGAACTGGGCCAGACGCCACCAGTATTCGCCGAGCTCTTTGGCGAGCGCATGGATGACGTCGTGGCTGCGCGTGTAGGCTTTAGCGTAGCTCGGGCGGGCGATCCCCAGGCGGCCTTCGCTCGGGTCGGCCGACACGCGCTTCAGCAGCGTCTTGTATGCGTAGCCGAGCGCGTGCGCGGCGGCGCTGAGCTCTGGGTCCTTCTCCGGGGGCGCTGTGCGATCTGATGACATACTCAGCTCTTCGTCTCTTCCACCTGAGCCTCGTCCAGCCGCTTGGACATCGCATCCAGCTTGCGGCGGACGTCGGCACCCCAGTCTATGCCCCCGGCCGTGTCCTCGGTCTTAGCGACGGTGGAGACGTAGGCCCGCGGCCCGTACTTGCCCGGCATCATGCGCTCGGCGTGGAACTTGCGCGCGTCCAGCCGGTTGCGAGCGCGCTTGCTGTCGTAGTCGTTGGCGACCATCAGCATCTCGTCCACCGCGAGCTCGGTCCGCAGGGTCAGGGCTTCTTCCCACTGCTCGCTGAGGTGCGGGTCCTGCGCCACCCAGCGCAGGAACGTCGCGGGTAGGGGCATGTCGCGGTCTTTGCATAGCTCCCCGAGCGTCTCGCCGTTGGCGACACGTTCTACGATGGCTTCAGCCAAGGCGGGATCGAACTCCTTGGGCTTCTGCCGGTATTCGTCCGGGGTCCATGCCATAACGTGATCGTAAATAGCGCGGACATGCGCTGTATGCAACGGTAACGTTCAGGCGCGGCGTTAGGTTCACTCGGCGGCTTCGGCGAGCATCGAGAGCGGGGGATGACCGACGTGGAACTTGCGGCAATGCTCGCATCGGTATGGCGCGATCTCGCGGTCCGCATACGGCTTGGACTCGGCCTTGCGGTTGAGCGACCGAGCCACGGCTTCGGCCCGCCAGAGCTCGGCGAATGCGCGCTTGGATTCGCAGATCTGAGCGACAGCCTGGCGGCGGCACAGCAGGATCTGCGTCTCGGGCTTGCGGAGCCACGCCCGCGCGGCGGCGGTGCGGGCGGCGCCCCAGCTCTCGCTGAAGCGTAGGGGGTTAGGCATCGGCAAGCTCCTGCGGCTGCACAAATTTAGCCGGGGGTGCCGTCCGCGCGCAAATGCATAGCTAACCGAAAAGGTATGCGTTGCGCGGAAGTCACAAAGCCTGCGGAATGCGCTAGGTTTCGGTTGCCGCACACGGCGGCTCAGGAGAATTGCAATGGACGACGTTTATCGCGTGATGGAGATTGCGGTGGGGCCGGAAGACAAGCGGGTGGCGCGCACCCTGTTCGAAGGAGGCCCCGAAGACGCAAAGAGGTTCTATAACGAACTGCGCGAGGAAGGCGATGAGAGCGCGGGGGCCTACCTCGTCATCAGCGCCTCGGGCGTGCCGCTCTACGCCTGCTCGTAACAATTCTGGTCGGGCCGCAGGTATTCGCTTGCGGCCCTTCGGTTGTGGTGCTAAGAGATATATACAACCTGAGGAGATGAGCGGTGTATTATATCTCTTGGCTGAGCTTCGTGCTCCACCCGGTCGTCGGCGACAGCGCGCGCCTCGCCGTCATCGTCTTCGGCCTGCTGTGCATGGCGTTCGCCGCCTGCCTGATGTGGAACATCGAAGCACCTGAGGACTTCACGGAGTACGAGGAATGAAGCTGGACACGAACCACCTGGACGGCATGTCGCGCGAAGCACTCATCGGGGACCTGGCCCGCGCTGAGGACGAGAACAGTCGGCTCCGCGAGTTGCTGCTCGGCATGGCGGCGCGTCCCGAGATCACCGCGGCAACGCGCACGTGGCTGGCCACCGAGCTGAAACGCGAGGACAAGAAGACCATCGTCGAGACGCAGGCCGACGACGATGCCGCGGACTTCATGGAGTTCCGCAAGTGGGTCGAGAAGCTCGTGGACTGCGTGCGACTCGCCACGGCACTGCCCGAAGACGAGATGCCGAGCCCGGCTTGGTACGTCCAGGCCGACGCCCTGACCAACGCCGTCTCCGGGTTCTTGGACTGGGAGCCCGGCTACACCATCAGTTTCCTGAAGAAGGGCAAGTGACATGGGTGCCTTTACAGTCAACGGCAAGCTCGCCGCCATCGCCAAGATCGCGGCCAAATTCGCTGAGTTCCGCCTACAGATGTACGGCACGGACTACCACCAGGAACCCGCCATGCTCGTGATGAGCGCGTCTGGGGAGCTGCGCCCCATGCCGCTGCCCGTAGACGGCGACGAACTGGACGAGGCGCGCGAGGCCGCGTTCGAGATGATCTTCGCCGCGGGCCACGAGCGCGCGGTGTTCTTCAGCGAGGCTTGGCAGCGCCGATACACCGCTGATCCGGGGGTCGTGAACACGCTCGTCAATGACCTCGTGCGGCGCGAGGTCGTGGTGCTGGACGGGCGAGACAGGGCCGGCAACCGGGTCATCGCGTGCCACGAGATCCTGCGCACGACCGAGCCGAGCTTGGGTGCTGTCGAATACAGCGACCCCGGCATCACGCAGTATGCTCCTTCGACGACGGGGGTGTGACATGGTGCGCAAAATCGTTGAGATTATTCGGGGGTTCCGTCTGTTCTGGCGCGGACTGCGCGCTCCCCGTATCACTTACGCACAGTTCTCAGAAACCGTACTTCAGCATGTCTCTGAACACGGCTTGACCCGGGTCTATGATCTATATTCGCTATTCCCTGGACTAGATGCTGTCGAGGAGCATCCGGGGACACCGGTGCTCTCCATCGCCCAGACTTACATCTATTTGTTGGGTATGGAGGAAGCGGGACTAATCGTCTCTGAAATGCACGACCACGAAGGTAAACAAAGAATGTTTATCAAGCTGCCGGGGACAAAGACATGAACGCACCCAAGAGCCCATTCGCGGCCGACGTCGAGATCGGCAAACGCATCGCCACCCTGCGGACCGCCCGCGGCATGAGCCAGACGGCGCTCGGCGCCAAGTTGGGCGTCAGCTTCCAGCAGGTCCAGAAGTACGAGACCGGGCGCAACCGCGTCAGCGCCGGGCGCGTGCAGGAGATCGCCGCGATGTTCGGGGTGGCTGTGCACGAGCTGTACGCCGCGCCGCCCGCTGAGAGCCACGCAGCGGCGATGGAGGATCCCGAGATCGTGCAGCTCGTCGGGGCCTTCGGTTCACTGGGCGCGCAGCAGCGTGGCATCGTGCTGGCGCTGGTTCGGGGGATGGCCGGGTTTAGCTGAAAATAATCACCGAACCCTCGCACTTTTCTGTTGCGCACTTCGGCTGGGCGTGCGATAAGAGAATCACAGACAGAGGAGTTCAGCAAATGGCCGACCACCGTGATCTAACCCGCACCCTCCCCAGCTTCAGCATCAGTGTGGCTGAAGAAGCTCTGAGCGACTGCTCGCGTGTCTACACCGTGTTGATGACCGACAACGACACGAACTCGACATTCCGATTTGACGCCGTCACAGAGCGGGACGCACTGGCTCTCAGTGAAAAATTACGTGCGGCCATTGAAGAGCACTCTTTGCAAAGCGCTGGGGAGCACTAAGGACATGCACATCAGCGAAGCCTTCCCGCACGTCTACGCCGCGCTCAGCGACGCGCTCGACAGCCTCGGGTTCCGGGCGCGCGACGCCTGGGTCGGGGAGTTCTTGGTCGCTGAGCTGAAGGAGATGGCTGTCGCTGAGGAAGAGCTTTCTGAAGCAAGCAGCATAACTCGGCGCCATTTATTCAGCGGGGGATTCGCAGACGGCACATTTGCCCACAGCGTAGTCGCCAGACTGCCGCACACATTCGCACTCACAGAAAGGCTACTCGGCCGCTACCGCGATGAGCCGGGGGATGCCCGCTTTCTAGCTTGATGGCTAACCGAAAATAATTGCGCCATACCCGATCTTTTCTGTTGCGCGCTCTTCGGTTGGCGCGTAAGCTGAGTTCATGGAAAAGGGAGTTACGCAAATGTTCACCACCTTCCGCACCGCCACCCTGACCGGCAAGCCCCGCATCCAAATCTGCGATTTCGGATACCTGACCGGGGCGCACCCGAAGTTTAGCAGCGAGGCCGGCGCGCAGGCGTACATTGCCAAGGCGCTTAAGGGCCCCAAGAAAGTTGCCGCCGCCCTGGCCGTTAAGGCCGAGGCCGATGCCTTCATTGCCCGGGTGAAGCGCGCCTAACCCGCGCAACCTAACGTACACCTACCCTCAACAGTTTTATTCGCGTAGCGGGCACGGTAGGCTGCAGTTTGCAGTCTCTCGGGCCTGCGCGCGCGGGCGAGATTGTACAGACGAGGAGAATGAGATGCCGCGTAAAGACGAGACGGTATATACGGTCGAGGAAGCGAACAACCTGCTGAAGTGGCACTGGAAGCCCCTGCAGACAGGCAGAGATTGGCACTTCTACAAATACGAGCGGCGGCGCAAAGTGCACACGTCTGTCGTGCTGGCCATGGGTTGGCGTATCGGGGTGCGGGGCGGCCGGGGTGCGGGTTTGATCTGCCACACCCCTGAGATACGTGAACTGATTCTGGCTGGGTATTTGCCTGTCGCTCGGCGGCTGCTGTGCTACCTCGTCAAAGACCGGCGCCGTATTCCTCTACACCCGGATATGTGGGAAGCTGCGTTGGAATTAGTGCAGCTCACTTCGCGTACTCGAGCGCAAAACCTACTAGACAACGAACTCTCGTCTGCGGGCGCGCGGGCAAGAAAACATTACGCCCTTCATTTACGCAAGCGAAGTGCGTACAAGCGAACGCTAAACCTGGATAAGTGATTTAAGACGGCTCCCAGTAACAGAAACTTTGGACCCCGTAATAGACCGCAGCGTCTTATATAAATCAACAACTTAGCTACAAATTCCCCGCACACTCACAAACGAAACTGAACGTCACCCAACCGGGATTCTCCAGCAATAACAATGCCGTAGGTGCATAACTGGGTGCGCCGGCGAATAATGGTCGCGCATTTTGAAAAACGTCAATGTCGCCCTGTGCGCGCGTAAGGCCGCCGTGCCGCCGTGCCGTTTGGTCGCCCGAACCGAAAGCATTTTCCCGCTTGCGCAAACCGAGAAACCCGCCTAAACCGACAGGCAAGAAGAGGAGAAGACATGCTGCAAGCGAGTGTCCAACCGACTTTCACGCCGGAAGACCTAACCGACCGAGAGCGCCAGTCCATTTGCGGGGCGCTCGGAATCAGCCCCGCGCCCGCGCCCCCAAGTCTGTTCGAAGACCATCTGTTCCTGTGCGGATATACCCCCGAGGCCACCTGGGCTGCTTTAGCGAAGACCACCGATGTCCGGGTGATGATTGCCGCGGCGGCCTTACGCGGGCGTGTGACGCGCCTGCCCCCGGACCCCCGGCTCAACCCGCTGCCCCTACCCCGCTCAGATTCGCAGCCAGGACCAGCCACCGACCCCGCGTCCAAAACAGGTACGCGGGCAGCCCCCGGCCACCCGCGACCGCTCACGGGCGCTAAAAACGCAAAAAACGGCAAGCCGGCGCACCTCAATTCCGCCGCGACGGTCACTTACGTCGCCCTCAACCCGAAAAAGCCCGGTTCCAGCTCCCACACCCGATACAGCCACTACGCCCCCGGGCGCAGCGTAGCGGAACTGTTAGCCGCCGGCCTGACGCGGGCCGACATCGCCTGGGATGTCTCGCGGGGCTTCGTTACCTTCGCTTCCCCGGACCCCGAACCGAGCGCGGAAGCCCCCGCCGCTCCCGCAACCTAAGATTAACCTGAGGAGGTACAAATGGAGTGCAGGTTCTTCGTCGGCCAGCGCGTGGTGTGCGTGAATGACGACCCCAACCTGAGACCGGGTTTCGATGGGGACCTAAGTGGATTGAAGCAGGGGGAAGTCTACTCGGTGAGAGCAGTTTCCCTGCCCCCGAGGATCTGGGCGGAACACTACCCGCACTGCCCAGAGCCGTGGGTATATGTGAGCGAGATCTACCGAGGTAATCGGTGGCATAATATAGAGATCGGCTATTGCCACACAAGATTCCGCCCAGCCACCGACATCAGCGACCTAGAGCGGCTGCTGAACATCGTCCCCTCCCCGGAACTGGAGCACGCCTGAGATGCCCTTCGACCCCACAAAGCTTGTGATGACCCGCGACGGCCGCAAGGCGCGCATCATCTGCACCGACCGGAGGATGCGCAACTATAGTCAAGACCCCAAGCAGCCCCTGGATAGCCAGATGGTTGTGTTGGTGACGGAGCCAGACGGCACAGAGACAGTGCGTGTGTATCCGCCCACTGGCCGTACAGCCGGCCCAAGCACTGACTTCTTGGACCTCATCAACGCTGAGCACCACATCGTCGAGGTCCAGATCTACCGCAACGACAACACGGGCGAGGTCTACGCGGTCAAGAAGGGTGAGTTCGGCCACCACCGCGACGGCCAGAACCGGCTGTTAGCCACCCGCACCATAGAAGTCACCTTCCCCGCAACCCAGGACGAAGCCTAAGGACGCCGCCATGAGCCAGCCAGCCTGCCCATTCTACGTCGGCCAGAAGGTAGCGTGTAAGCTCCCGCAACATCAGATCGCCGGGTGGGCGCGTGCGCTCGGCATCAAAGAAGGCGGGGTTTATACGATACGAGAGATCTGTATCCACCCCGGCGCCAGAGACGTGAAGAACGAGGCTGCACTGAAGTTCATAGGCATCCACCGCAAACCCGGCACGGACGGCACTGAGTACGGGTTCTACCACAAGCACTTCCGCCCCGTGACCGACATCAGCAGCCTAGAATCCCTCCTGAAGACCACTAAGCTCCCAGAAGACGAGAGGACCCCCGAACATGCCTAACCCCCGGTCATACATCGCTGCCTTGCGCCGCCCGCACCCGCGCCGGCCCGTGAACTTTGAGCTGCTCGTGCTGTTGGTGCTGGCATTCTGTGCGGGAGGCTTGACGAATGCGCTGCTGAGCGCGGGCCGGGTGCAGACGCTGCGGTCCGTCGCCGCGGAGCAGCGCCAGCTGATCATGGATCAGACAAAGACGTTGGCGGGGATGCAGCGTTTGAACGACGCGCTCAAGCTGAACACCCAGCTCACGGCGGCCAAGTGTTACGGGACGGATATCTGACCATGACCATCGACGGCAGCACCTTAATCGCCTGGGGATTCAAGCCGGGCCGCTGGTTCAAGGCCGGCATCGCCGAAGCCGAGCGCATGCGCGCGGAGGGATCCCCGGACGAGGATATCGTCAAGCGCCTGATCACGCTCGTGCCCTTCGAGCTGAAGCTCAACACCCCCGGCCTGCCGTACGCGGTGTTCTTGGATACAGAGACCCCGGAAGAGGAAGCCAATCTTGCCGGGGTCCGGCGCCACATGAACGAGCTGA